CCGCCGGCGGAGCAACACAACTCAATAACGCAATGCGTTCTCGAATTGCGTTGCTCTACCGGCGGACTCACGTCGCGCCGCTCGCTCGGGGTCAGAACGTCTTGCGGGCTTGGCCGATCAGCACCGCGAGCGTCAGGTCCGGGGTGCCGCCGCTCACGGCCGAGTTGTACCGCAGGTAGCGGGCCGTGCGCGCGAACCGGATCGTCTGCGTGCTGTTCGCGGCCGTCACCGCGGGGAACGTCGCCAGCGTGCTCCACGAACTCGCGTCCGCGGACTGCTCGATGCGACCGGTCCACGTCGGGCCGGTGTCGAACGCGCCGACCGTTTGCACCGCGAAGCACTCGCCGTCGCTGCCGATCAGGTCCACCGCGTCGCCGGTCACGGCCGCACCGGGCGAAACCGGCGGCAGCGCCGCGAGAACACCCACCGCCGCCGCGAGGTCCGAAATGTGAGTCGCCATGTGTTGGGTTCCTTTTCATTGGGGTTCCAAGTTCCAAGTTCCAGAGTTCCAGAACCAAGCCGCAACTTGGAACTTCTGGAACTTGGAACTTGGAACTTGGTTTGGAACTTGGAACGTGGAACTTCGCGGTTACGCCACCAGCAGTTGGTCGCACAGCACGAAGCTCGCCGCGTGCCGCGGGCCGGCGTCGATGTGCTGGATGCCGCGCAGGTAGGTCATGTCGTTCTGGAGCGCCGTGTCGCCGAGGCCGCTGGCGAGGAACTCCATCACGCCCATCCGCGCCACGATCCAGTCCGGGAAATGGCCGAGCAGCACGTAGCTCAGGTTCGTGCCGCTCCCCTTCGTGCGCGTCGCGCTCACTTGGGCCGAGCGCACGACGCGCGTGCCGTACAGCTCCGCCGGCGGGCCGACCGCGGCCGAGCGCATGTCGCGGAACAGGAACGCGCCCTTCCCGTCGCTCGCGCTCACCGCGTCGGCGCGCCGGTTCATCAGCGCCGCGAACATCGCCTTGCGCATCACCCACGCGGTCGGCGCTTCGACCGCGTCCGGCAGCTTGCTTTCCATCAGCGCCACGTCCGCGGGCGTGAACGTGTCGCCGTTCGCGCCGGTGGTGCTCGCGGTGTGCGTCGCGATGCCGCTGTAGGTGATCGCGCCTTTAATCTGCGTGCCGCCGGTGCCTTCGAGCATCGCGAGATCGGCCTTCAGCGCCGCGGCCCGCGCCATGTCGAGCCGCACCAAGCCTTCGGCGCTGGGCGAAGCGAACCGCAGCAGTTCGTTGTTGAGCTTCACGAACACGCCGAGCTTCTTCGCTTGCAGATCGAGGTTCCCGGTGGTCGGCTGGCTCTCGGTGATCGCGGTGCCCTCGCCCACCCAGTACGCGGTGCTCGCGGCGGTGAGCTTGGGGAACTGCACGCGGCCGTTCGGCGGCAGCGCCACTTCGCGCGCGCCGGCGACCGCGAACACTTCGAGGCTGCGCTGCAAGTCGATCAGTTCGCCGAGCATGGGCAGCGGGACCATCGTGCCGCCGGCGGTGTCCGGCGTGGTGCCGAGCGCCTTGGGGTGCATGCGGCGGCCGATCCAGTCCGCTTCGTCCGGGTCGAACTTGCTCGCGTGCGCGGTCATCTTCTGGTGCAGTTCGTCGCGCAGCCGCCGGCCCTGCGGCTCGAACGCGGGCAGGTGCGCCGACGCGAGCGGCACGAGGAACGACTGCTGCCCGTGGTGCGGGGCGAACCCGTAGCCGGCGTACAGGTCGCGGAGCTGCTGGTGGGCGTGAATCTCTTCCTTCGCGTACTCCGGGCCGACGAACCCGAGCGCGTAGGCCGCCGCCTTCAGCACGCTGTAGCCCGCGGAGTCGGCGCACACCGGGCCGCTGGTGGCCCACGGCACGCGGCGCTCCACGCGGGCCGCCTTCTCGACCGCGGTCGCGGCCTGCTGCTCGATGAACGAAACGAGTTCGTCGCGGGACTGGAACTTGTCGGCCGGCACTTCGGCAACGGTGGACATGGGGAACCTCGGTGTTGGGGGAAAACAACCTACCCCCGGCCCCCTCTGTCTGGAGCCGCGAGCGACGCCGACCCTGCTTCCGCAGTCTCGGCTGCTTGCGGCAACGGGAAGGGGAGAAAGAGTTGGACATCTCGAATTGCTCGAACGAAGCGCGAAGGTTCTTTCTCCCCCTCCCTTGAGGGAGGGGGCCGGGGGGTAGGTTTCGGATCAAAACAGCTCACTCATCACGTCCGCGGCGCGCCAGAAGCGCCCGCCGCGGTCGTCGGGGATGCGGAGCAGCAGTTCGCGCAGGGTGGCGTCGCGCACCGCGCCCTTTTGCAGCGCGACCGTGAGCGCGCCGGGGTGCTCCGGGATCGGCACCGCGGAGTATTCCAGCAGTTCCCACTCGCTCACGTGCAGCGCGGCGCGCCCGTCGGCGCGGGGCACGCGGGTCGCGCGGCGCGGCACGAACCCGATCGACCAGCCGCGGAGCACGCCCTGTTCGTACAGGCGGAACAGGTCTTCCGCGAACGGCACGCCCTCCGCAAACCGCGTCTCGGCCACGACGCGCCGCGGTTGCACGTCGAGCCACTCGCACGACCCGATGGGCGGCACGCGAACCCGGTCGTGCGCCCAGAGCACCACCGGGTTCATCAGGTACTCGTCGCGGTTGCGCAGCCCGGTGGGAACCACCACATCGCCGGCGCGGTCCGGCTCGATGCTGGTGATGACGCTGCGCACGCGCATCTGGGCGGCGCTCACGCTGAGCGTGCGCGCACCGGGATCGGCCCGAATCGACGGGGACATGGGGTTCCTCACTGGTGTGGGTTTGGGAAGCCGCAGTGCCAGAGTGCGAGGGTGTGAGAGTGGAGGGAGGAAGACACCAACCAGTTGGTTTTCTCTCTCCACTCTCACACGCTGGCACCCTCACGCTGGCGCGCCAGTGCCGCCCAACTCGCGGGGGAGAATCGGCTGGTCGAAGCGCGGGTCGGCGAACGGTTCCAGCCCGCGGCCCTTGCGGATCTCGTTGAACGTGCGCAGGCCCAATCTTGCGTCGGTCTCGTCGTCCTTGCGGCGCTGGTCTTGGTTGCGCGGCGAGCAGTCCGCGAACGACACCGCCACGTCCGGCCCGTAGCGGCTCGCGAGGTCGCGCGTCAGCACTTGGCCGATCAGGTCGAGCTTCGGTTGAATGGTGCCTTCGCAGAACATCACCCGCGCGCCGAACCAGATGTCGGCACCCAAACCCATGTTCTCCACGATCCCGGTGATGGGCGGCGGCACGCGGAACAGCGCGAGGATTTCGTCGCGGGTCATCTTTGCGGAGTTGAGGAAGTCCATCTCCGCGGGCGTGAGCGTCCACGGACTGGCCTTCAACCCCTGTTCGAGCACGAGCGGCCGGTGCCAGTTGTCGCGCCCGCCGAACTTCGCGCCGATCTTCTCTTCGAGCCGCGACACGGTGGCGTCGGCGAGCGTCTGCTCGGTGTGTAGCACCACGCCCGGCCGCTGCCCGGCGCTGAACGTGTGGTACCGCGACCGCAGCAGTTCGGTGTTCGCGTCCACGGTGAGCGCGTTCGCTTGCAGCGGCGACAGCCCGTAGTGCGGGTCCAGCGGGTTCGGGTACTTCAGGTGAACGATCTCCTCCGGCGCGAACGTCTCGCCGCGCGCGCCGGGCGCGGCGACTTCGTACGCCTTCACGAACCGCTCGCGGTCGGGCACCACGCGAACCCACGGCGTCGGCACGATCCAGATTTCGCCCGGCGCGCTCAATCGCGTGTCGCCGACCGACTGCGGCGCGACGTACCAGAAGCAGTTGCCGGTGAGTTCGAGGTACACGACCGTGAGGTACCACAGCTCCCACGGCGTGAGCCACGGGTTCGGCCGGTCCAAGAGCCGGCACAGCGGGTGCGTGTGCGAAAGCGGCTTCTGCTCGTGCTCGGCCTGCCCGGTGTTCGTGTAGAGGAACGGCTTGTGCCGCGCGGCCTCTTGCGCGATGGCGTTCACGGCCGCGTACACCCACGAGCGGTAGTTGCGGAGCTGCTCGGCGGGGTCGTCGTGCCACCAGCCGCCGGACGGAAACGCCGGCGCGAGCGCGTGCGCGATCTTCGGCGGCGGCGCGGGGGCGCTCTTGCGCAGCGCCTTCAGCAAGCGCGCGAACATAGGGCCTCCTTCAATGGCGAACGGCCGGCGTGAACCGGCCGGTTCTGGGTTGTTGAACCGAGCGCAGACGAAGAACC